TTTATGGCGTTTACTTGCCTGTGGGCAACAAAAAGAAGCTGGCTGAAATTGCTAAAAGATGGGGCATGGATTAATGGATTACTCTATTGTTGTGATAAATAAACAAGGTGAAATTATTTTCCAGACAAGGCCTTACAAAGGTGATTGTGAGGTTGCAGGGAAATCTATGAAACGTGCCGCAGATAGATGGGAAAAACGCGGCTATAATGTAGAATTTAGAGAACATAGGATTGAGGCATGAGATTGACAGGTAAAAGCATGTGGTACGTTGCAACCACCAATGTTGCAAATGAGCAACACAATCAAAGTTGGTATCTTGATCTTGAATTAGCGCTTGAACGTGTAGAAGAATTGGCGCTTAGTGGTCACAGAGTTATTATCGAAGAGGAGATTAATCATGTCGAATATTAATGTAGATAAGTATGTCATCAGCCTGTACGATTACACAGGCGAGGCTCTCAAGCCGTGGGCAGAAGCAGGTTATAGCTGCCTTGCCTTTGATATACAGCACGACGATACAGTCACAGATGTGTATGGCAGTGGTGGCAGCATCAAGTATGTCAAAGCAGATCTGCACGATCAGAATGTGCTCAACAATATTGCAGTAAACCTACAGTTTGAGAACGTGGTGTTTGGCATGGCCTTCCCTGTTTGTACAGATCTGGCTGTCTCAGGTGCAGCACACTTCAAGCGCAAAGCAGAAAAAGATCCCGACTTCCAGATCAAAGCATCAAACTATGCAAAGATGTGTGCACAGCTATTTAATGAGCTTGGGGTGCCGTTCTTTATTGAGAACCCTGTTTCTAGATTGGCAACGCTGTGGCGCAAGCCTGATCACTGCTTCCACCCGTATGAGTATGGTGGATATATCTGCAAGAGCAATGCTGAGCACCCAACATGGCCTGAGTATATTGCGCCCCGTGATGCTTATCCTAAAAAGACATGCCTGTGGACAGGCAACGGCTTTACTATGCCATACCGCTTGCCAGTAGAGCCAGAGGACGGTCACAGTAGGCAGCACCTAAAGCTTGGTGGTAAATCAATGAAGACTAAGAACATACGCAGCGCAACGCCTCGCGGTTTTGCTAAGGCTGTGTATTATGCAAATGGAGTAACGGTATAATGTCAGGTGCAACAGTAGAAGATTTTAAGAAGTGGGAAGCCCACGCTAAGACTTTATCTAAAGAGTCCTTAGAATATGTAATTAGTGACTGCCGTGCAGCTAAAGAGGCAATGCATGGTTGGAACCCTAACCGTGAAAACTATTACGCGGATCAGTCTATGACATACAGCCAAGAGTTAAGGAAAAGAAAATGAAAATATCTAATCAAACATTTCTTGAGTTATCTGCAGAGATTGCAGAAGCATGGATGAATGACGCATATCTTGATGACATCTATGTTGAGGATGAAAACGGTGATGAGCGCTACACAGAAGAGGCGCAGGATCGGTTCAACGATATCTTAGATGAAGTGCAAGCTATCTTAGAGGGCTATGTAAGAGGGGTGACAGCATGACCCGTGAAGAATTTTTTGAATGGTTAAACACATGCCCTACCCACAAATGGGAAATCACTCACGATGAGTATGGTCACGTTGTCGTGTCCTTTCCTACAGATGAAGAGGAGTGACAGCATGAAGGATCATTGGGTTACTAGATATGATGGTTGGTTCTATGGCAGATGGGAGACAACATGGGAAGGGCATAATGATCTATATGATGCTGTTCAACGTTTGAAAGAATTAACAAAGGATGGATTTCATAATGTTTTTATGGAATATGATCCAAATCCAGAGGATTATGAAGAATGAGTGGTTATTTGTATAGGCTAGGCATTGCCACCTCTGTCTGGTTTAACGTACTGCTAGGCGGTTCATCGAACCAGACTTTCAGTGCACGTAACTATCAGTGGCAAAAAGATCACAGGTTTAACTTGGTATTTTTGATCGACTTGATCTGTGGAAAAGGGCATTGTATGACATGTTGGTCATATTGGATGATTAGAAAAGGAAAATGGTAATGACTAATCAAAAACAAACTATCTTGAAGCACCTTAAAACTGCAGGTTCAATCACAGTGCGTGAAGCGCTTATTGAATACAGCATTAGCAGCTTGACCAAGCGTATCCAAGAGATGCGTGAAGAAGGCTACGACATTTTATCTATGAAGAAGTGGCACCCTGTCACCAATCAACGGTATGTGCGTTACTACCTGCAAGGTTCACCTAAATGACCTATCGTATCTGGCTTAGTGATGCTAAAGGTTTTGACTTCTGTTACATCAGCACGAAGAACCGACTTGAAGTAGATAAACTATTGGAGAAGTATTCTAGATGGGAAAACGTCAAAGCAAGGGTGGAGAAGTATACACCCCGCGAAACTGCATATCAGTGAGGAAGCTTATGTATTCTTTGAAGAGACAGATAGATGATCTAGAGTGGGAAGGTGACTTTAAGCGCGCTGATTTCCTACGTACAGATCTAGCGCACGTAACTGAGTTAGATAAGAAAGGTGATGTATGGTTTCCTTCATTTTAAAGTATAGCATCGTGTTATTAATCTGTGCTGCTTACATAATTGGTTTTGTTGCTTTGATGTTTACTAGCCATGAGGAGTTAAGCCGTGCAAAGCGAAAAGGATTGCGATAATCCACACGATGATGCATCACACTGGGCGGGTAACATGCCCTCCAGTAAAAAAGGAGACAAGGATAATGAGAAAAGTAAAGATCCCAAAGGCAACAGACAAGGTAAGTAAGCTTATTGATTACTACCTGCACAGCCCTGCCTTTGCTAAACTCAGCCCTCGCAGCCAGAAAGACTATGAGTATCATTTGGCTAGAGTTAATAAAAGTATCGGCAGCAAGGCTATTGAAGATGTTACAGCCGGTATGCTCAACAAAGCTTATGAGAAGTGGGAGCAAGATCATGGCATACGCACAGCTAATTACACAAAGTCTGTGCTGTCTAGGGCATGGAAGTACAGCATGTCCAAGGATGTTATGAGACATAACCCTGTGAGCCTCATAGAGACTAGCACAGAGCGTAAAACAAAGACTAAGTGGGATCGGGCCGCTGTAAAGGCCTTCCTCACTACAGCGTACAGCCAGTGGCGTTGGCGCAGCATTGGGTTGATCGTTCACATGGCATATGATTGGGGTCAACGTACTGGTGACATGCGTACCCTGACATGGGATGCATTAGATCTGGATCAGTGCCGCATGGATCTGACACAATCTAAGAGGGGTGCTGATGTGCACCTGCCTATCAGTCAGAACCTGTGCAAGATGTTACGTGAGCAACATAAAGATTTTGGCTTTCAAGATTACGTTGCACCAAAGGTATCACTGGATCGAGGCCAGGTTAGGCGCTATGGGTTGAATGAAATAGCCCCTCTTATCAATGAGGTACTGGACGAAGCTAATCTACCTAGAGAGCTTACAGCTATGTCGCTGCGCCGTACTGCTGTAACTGAAATGATGGAAGCAGGGGTTGACCTAGTGGGCATCATGCAAGTAACAGGTCATGTAAACCCTGCATCGTTGAAGCCTTACATGGTCAATACATTCAGTGGTGCAAGCAGAGCTTTGGCAGCAAGGGGTAATGATGATGAAGATTCGTAAATATGTCGGTGATCTATGCCTTACTACAGGTGAGAACCATCGTGGTAACTGTCCTATGTGTGGTGGGCGTAATACATTCACTGCAACCAACGACAATGGTGTAGTAAAGTATAATTGCTACAAAAATACCTGCACTATCGGTGGTTTTATTCACACTAATTTGACTGCTGCAGAAATAATGATGATTATGCGACAAACTGTAGAGCAAAAACGACATAGGGAGAAAGAGACTATGGAGATACCACAGTACGTGGTGAAGCCTATGCCTACACACCTAAAGTTTAACAGGTTTGTAAGGCGCTGGGGCTTGGCAATAGATAATTTACTTTACGATGTTAAAGATGAGCGTGTTGTATTTCCGATACACCACAAGGGGCGCATGGTAGACGCTATTGGTAGGGCTGTAGGTAATACGCAGCACCCTAAATGGTATCGCTACACTGGTAAAGCTGACTACTACACGATAGGTACAGGGTCTGTCCTATTCATTGTTGAAGATGTCGTGTCAGCAATCGTTGCATATCAAGAGTTTCCGCATATAACTAGCATGGCTATTCTTGGTACTCAATTAACAGACAAGCATATGGAGAAGATAGGTGAATACGATAGGGTTGTTATTGCTCTTGATCCTGATGCTATAGATAAGACTATCAAGTACAGGTTAGAGATACAGGCATGGACAGGGCTACGCACTATGGCTTACATGCTAAACGACGATGTTAAGTACAGAGTAGAAGATGACATGGAAAAGCTAGAAGGAATATTGAGCAATGAGTAATAAACTGAACCTTGCTAACGCAGAATTTATTGATGGCGAATGGTGGTACATGTTAAATGGTAAGCCAAGGCAGCGGCTGTCTACACACAATAAAAGAAACAAAGGAAGGATGTATGTAGCAGAAGCTAAGCCTGAATATAAGGATGGGTACATACCTAAAGGCACAAGGAAAGATCGTGACCCTCACCCCTTTGTGTTGCTAGGATACCACACGCCAGGATATTTTAAAACTTGGGCAGAAGTTGTGGCTAAGATGAATAAAGATGCAAAGATTATAGTAGGTGAATTTACTCAGGAAAGTAAAAGAGTAAAATCATCAGAGGGGTATGTATATGTCGTGACTACATCTTGCTTTGAAGGTTGGGTAAAGATTGGGGTAGTAGAAACAGGCCATGAAAATAGAAGAATAGGTCAGTTTCATACATCAACTCCACATAGAAACCATGAGTATGCGTACATGAAAAAGTTTTCTGACAGGCATGTCGCAGAAAGTATTGCACATGCAGAAGCTCAGAAGGTTCACATTGGGCACGACAAAAAAGAAAACGGTGAATGGTTTAAGATGTCAGTAGAACAAGCCATAGATATTATTAATAGGATAGAAGAATGATTGAAGTAACATACAAAGGTCACATGGGTAATGACCTTACAGTCTGTAACGCTGCCCGTGTTTCATTTGGTAAAGAAACTGAGTGGGATTACGAAGAGTCAGATGCTTACAGCTTTAAGCAACACCTTAAAACAAAAGATAGGAAGCTTATACAATACCTAGCCAAACACAAACACATCAGCCCATTCGGGCATTGCTTTGCCAGCTTCCACATCAAAGCACCAGTCTTTGTAGCTAGGCAGTTAGTAAAGCATAAGTTTCTACGGTGGAATGAGATTAGCCGTAGGTATGTGGACAGTGAGCCTGAGTTTTACGTGCCTGATAAGTATCGTGGACGTAGCCTTGATAAGAAGCAAGGTAGCGCAGGTAAAGTAACTGTATCTGACAATGGTTTTAACGAGATTGCATTGACAGAGTATGAGTATCTTTTAGATTTAGGTGTATGCCCTGAGCAAGCACGTATGGTACTGCCACAGAGCATGATGACTGAGTGGTACTGGTCAGGTAGCTTGGATGCATTTGCTGATATGTGTAAGCTTCGCTGTGCATCTGACACACAAGCAGAGACACAAGAGGTAGCCAATAAGATTAGCATACAGATGCACAAGTTGTTTCCTGTATCGTGGATGGCATTAGCAAAGGGGCAAAGGTGATGAGTGAAATTAAAGTAATAGATATAGAAGAGCATGAAGATGGTAGTGCTACACTACAAGTAGAGTGTGACCCTGAGACATTCGCAGCTATCTTTAATGCAGGGTTTATAGCATTGGTAGAAGCTGGCTTGGAATCAGAGTCAAACAGAAGTAAGAAAAAGAAGTGGCAGACCTGTGTAAGCTGTGGTGGCCCAGCGCAGAATGATATGTGTGGCTTTTGCTTAGAGGAAGAATGATATGAGTATGGTTGGAACAATAGAAGACATGCGCTGGGAAATAAAACTGTTGAAAGATGAGAACAGTAGGCTTAGACGTTTCATTAAGGATCACAAACTGATTCGTGAGTTTGACGATGAAGAACGTAAGAGAGCCTTAGAGAGAGCAAGAATAAATAAATAACTACACTTGTAGGAGACAAGGATGATTGAATTATCACTAATAAAAACTCTACTCAACAAAGAGTTTTACGATCAACACAAGGGTATACGCTGCCCTGATAAGATCTTTACGAAAGACACACGGAAGATCAAACAGGCGTTAGATACTGCAATGCAGACGTATGAAGAAGACATGTCTGTGTCTGATCTTGAGGCTGTGTTCATGGGCCTTAATCAGACCATGACAACGGCTACCAAATCTGCATTCCAGGATTTGTTTCAGCGTTTAGATAAGGCTGCGCCTATCAAGAAAGATATTGCAGAAGACACCTTGAGCCACCTGTTTCGACAGTACGTTGGGGAGCAAGTTGCCAATCTAGGTTTCGACTTTGTGAATGGTAGTCAGAATAGCCTTGAGCCACTACGCCGCTTACTAGAGGATTACAAAGAT